ATCCTTCAGAGTATCGTAGAGCTCTGCTACGAGAACGAGAACGCCGGGGCCGTTATCACCATAGCCCGGAAGACATTCCCCGCACTGAGGGCGACGGCGATGCGGGACTTCTTCGAAATCCTCGAAAGGGAAGACATCTACAACCCCGACTTCCACAACAAGAGCGAAGCCAACTACATCCTCTTCGGCAACCTCGTGGAGTTCATCAGCGTAGACCAGCCGCAGAAGGTCCGAGGTAGGAAGCGACAGGTGTTATTCATCAACGAGGCCAACGAGCTGAGTCTGGAGGACTGGAGGCAGCTCCTACTCCGGACCACAAAGAAGGTACTCATCGACTTCAACCCCTCCGACGAGTATCATTGGATTTATGAGGACGTAATACCCCGCGACGATGCTTCATTCTTCCGCACCACATACAAGGACAACCCCTACCTCGACAAGGCCACGGTTCAGGAGATTGAACGCCTAAAGGAAGCCGACCCCAATTACTGGCGTATCTACGGACTCGGAGAGAGAGGAGTCAACCAGGCCGCCGTCTTCACTTGGGAGATTGGAGAGATAGCCGGGAAGCGCATAGGGACGGGCCTCGACTTTGGATTCACCAACGACCCCACCGCCGTAATCGATGTCTACCTCGATGGGCATACGCTCATACTTCACGAGCGGCTGTACTCGACAGGACTCACGAACCCGGACATCGGGGAGGAACTCGACAAGCTGGACGTGGAGACCATCATCGCAGACTCAGCAGAGCCGAAGAGTATCGAGGAGCTCTTCAGGCTGGGACACAACGTCAAGCCCGCACGGAAGGGACCGGATTCGATCCGTCAGGGAATCGACATAATGAGACGACACAAGCTGCTTGTTACCGCCGAGAGCACACACCTACAGAAGGAGCTCCGGGCGTACCGATGGGAGCAGGACAAGAATGGGCGCAACCTGAACAGGCCAGTCGATAAGGACAACCACGGCATCGATGCGGTCCGGTACGTCTGTCTGAACCTACTCACCACGTCCCGGTCCGGTTCCTACTTCCTCGCATAAATGCGAATTATTTTTGCGTGAATGTTTGGATAAGTGAATTAATGTAGTATATTTGCTATGTCAACAACGACAAACAAACACACAACGACATGACTATTCAAGCTACAACCCGCATCGCCCTCGCTACTGAACTCGCTAAAATGGATGCGATTCCTAGCAACGACGCCGAATACTGCGCCCATTGCATGACCTACGCCGACACCACTCACTTTGGCTTGGCTACGATTAGCAAGACGGCAAACGGTTGGAGCGCAGTAATCAATGAAAATTTTTAAATGACCACCCTCCAACTACAGGCCCTTCGGGGCCTTTTTTTATGTCCCGTTCTTTCGTCTATTTGATAACGTGAAGAAGACCATCACCATCCCGGAGAACCTCTACGACATCACCGTCGACCAGTACCTCCAAATCCAAGCGATACCCGAAGGGGACGAGATGGAGCAGGTCGTCCGTACCATCTGCATCCTTTGCCACCTGGACCGCGCTCAGGTCATGGCGATGGAACAGAAAGACATACAGCACATAGGGGGTGTTATCGGTGGCATCCTCGACAAGTACGACGACAAGTACCCCGTCGAGCGTATCATCGAGCTGGATCAACGCTATGGCTTCCACCCCAACCTCTCACGGATCACGGTGGCCGAGTTCGCAGACATCGAAACTCTTTGCAAGGAATCCCTCGACAAACACCTCCCCCAAGTCATGGGCATCCTCTACCGTCCCATCGTAGAGGAGCACGGAGAGTTCTATCGGATAGCGGACTACGACGGAGAAGACCGGTCGGAGTTTTTCCGGGAGATGAAGATGGCGCACGCATTAGGTGCCGCCGCTTTTTTTTTGCGTACCGGGAGGGCATTAGTCGACGCTTTGGACAGCTATTCCAAGGCGGTGAAGGATCCAAGCTATCCGAGAAATACGGATGGTTCGCCACGTTCGTTCATCTCGCAGGGGAGGACATTACTAAATTACCGCAGGTCGAAAGGACTCACCTCGAAACGGCCCTCGCATGGCTCGCCTATGAGCAGGATCGGGCGCTTCTGGAAAAACAAAAATTGAACGTATGAGAACAGTAAACCAAATCATTGACGAGCTTGGCACCATCGCCCTCGACCATCGCTTCATCAACTCTTTCAAGGAAGGGGAGATGTCAGAGGTCGACATTCAAAAGCTCGCCGGCAACAAGTACCCCATCTGCTACGCCGACATCTCAGGCGCAAGCATCGACAAGGGCATCCTGACGTACTCGCTGGATATCCTTGTCATGGATATGATACTCCCCGGACAGACGGACGCACAGGAGCAGTATTCGGATACCCTGCGCACCCTCATTGATATCGTGAGCCAATACGCCCAGGTCTTGAGCGCACAAAGCGACGTCGACCGTGACGTCCGTATCTCTCTCCCTGTCGACTGCGAACCGTTCACCGCTCGCTTCGACAACCTGCTCACGGGATGGGTGGGTACGGTGCAGCTCCAGACGTCCAATACCCTCGACCTTTGCGCGGCGGCTTTCGCATAAGGGAGAAAATAATTTGCTTATTTGTTTGGTGGTTTAATCTTTGTGCCTATCTTTGAGACATCAAACAAGGCAAAACAAAGCAATCATGAACAAGCAACTCAACCCCGTCGAAGCCGCAGTCGCCAAGCAAACTACCGCAATGTTGTTCTCCTGCTTAAAGGAGTTTCAAAAGAAAGGATATGTTGCCTTGACTGAAGAAGAGGACATGGTTGAAGGCGCCATGCTTCAAGAGTTGTTGAACCGTGGCTTTATCAAGTTTTGCGATTCTCACGTTGACGCGATGTAATCCGGTTCATATACAAAGAGAGACCCCGCTTAGTGCGGGGCTTTCTATTTTAGAGCGTGAAGGATTACATCACCATAGACGGAACCCGCGTGCCAATGACCAACTCCATGCAGGAGCTGGGGAGGATTGGAAAAGAGGTAAGGCGCCGCGCCCGCATCTCGCTCAAGTCACGCGGTAAGGTCGTCACGGGCAAGCTGTACAACTCCATCCGATACGAGCAGAGCGTCGCCCGCAATGAGAAGAGTCTGGACCTACGCTTCAGCTTCCCCGGTGCTGACTATTGGCAATTCGTAGACGAAGGCGTAAAGGGTGCGCTATCCTCGGCCAAGGCTCCGCGCTCGCCGTTTCGGTTTGGATCGGGAACAGGCCCCTCCGGGCGCCTCCGTCCCTCTATCGATAAATGGGTCGTCAAGAAAGGAATTGCACCCCGTGGCGCTGGCGGTAGGTTTGCCTCACGCAAGTCGATGGTGTTCGCCATCTCGCGCTCTATATATCAAACCGGAATACGTCCGTCCTATTTCTTCACGAACGCCTACGACCGCACCCTGAAGAAGCACAACGCGAAACTGGAGAAGGCCGTCGGCGATGACATCGCGAACGCAATTACAAAGCTCCTAAAAGATGGCGGCACAGTTTGACTATATACCCAGCACCACCGACTTCCAGAGTACGGCGGAGCCGCTCATCATACAGGTCCGGGAAACGACAGCGGGGCCGTTCTTTAAGTACCGGTTTATCTTGGTCATTAAGAACCGCAACGGGGACCAGCTCGCCAAGCTAAAGACCCACCCCCTGGCCTCGGACAACCTCTCCGCCGTCTTCGATATCTCTCGCGTCTGTGACGATTACATCGGCGCCAACGTAGTCAACAGCAACGCCACCACGGGCAACATCCTCACCTTGGGGCGGACGGGGTACAGCCCGGCCAACGTCATCGGAGAGAGTAGCGACCGCAACGTAGCGGCACAGTTTACTCTGGAGCTGGGATTTGAGAGCGCCACAAGCGCCACCGCCGACCCTACCGAGACCTTGCCACAATCGCCCGCCGAGACGAGAACGCTCTTTGCCTTCCGTGATGAGTTCCAGAACTACGGCGACGCATACGCACGGGGCGACGGGAGCTTCCAACCTACAGCCGCCACCGACAACTTCCTCAGCACTGCGCCCAACCTCGGCAGGGAGTCGACGTTGACCTTCGGCGACGCACGAGAGCACCGTATCGGAATCGACCAGGCCTCCGTCCTTGCTTGGGGTATGCAATCCAGCGACGCCGAGTATGTTGTCGTACGTGGATACGAAGCCGATGGTACTATCATCAATACCGCCGTGTTGGATATTGACGTTATAGGCGGCGATACCACACCCTCGACAGACTCGCAGGCGGTGCAGTTTATCGGTGTCGGTCCGGCCAACCTATCCGA